CGCTCTTCCGATCTCTCTTTCAAATAAAAGTTATCCACAGGCCCCAAAAAATAAAATTTGAAAAATTCACAAGTCTTTATATAATCCCAATTATGCTCTTAACCGGGAGACAGACATGCTGACGCAACAAGATGTGAAATCGTTGTTCGACTACGACCCGAAGACGGGAATCTGCACATGGAAGGTCCACAGGTTAAAAGCCGGGCCTGGAGATCCGATTGATGAGCGGTATGTCTATCGGGACGGGTACATTGTCATTTCAGTGAAAGGCAAGGCTCAGATGCTCCACCGACTAATCCATCTGTGGATGACCGGAGAGCACCCCAAGCAGCAGATCGACCATATCGACGGGGACAAGTTGAACAATCGTTGGGAGAATCTTCGCGATGTGTCGCAGTATGAGAACCTGTGTAACAAAGAGCATGTCGAGGCTAAAAGAAAGAACCCCGCCCCGAGAGGGGTGAGAAAAGAGTCGAAAAACTCGTGGTCGGCGACGGTGACAGTCGATGGGAAAAAGTTACACATCGGGCGGTTTGATAGTGTGGAGAAAGCGGAACAGGCGTACTTGCAGGCCGTGGTGCTGTTTCATGGTCAACTGCCAAAGAATGCGCCATAATGTAAGTTATTGATAACTTGCTACCATGTCGAGAAATGGCGCGAGAAAAGACCAAACCCGAAAAGGCCCCTGAGTTTATCCACACCGGACTTCCCGAGTGGATGGTGCCGCCAAAGACGCACGAAGGACCACCCTACACGGAACACCATCTGGAGTTCATCTTCGAGAAGTTGTCGGAGGGGAACACCTATGCGTCGCTGCAGCGTGACTATCCTGAACTGCCCACCCGCCGGGAACTGATGAAGTTCCTTCGCAAGAACCAGCACCTGTATGACGAATACCTCGAGAGTCAGCGCGATGGCTCGGAGACGTTGGTCGATATGGCGCAGGACTTGAGTAATGGTGTCGAGCCTGACGGGTCGCCCTGTATGGATGATGTGCCGAGGCTCAGGGAGCGCATCGGGATGATCAAGTGGATCGCGGCAGCGCGGCACACGGAGCGGTATGGCGAGAAGCGCCAGATCGACGTGAACAGTAAGGTGGACCTGACCGACGCGCTGAGGATGGCCGACGAACGAGCGAAGCAGCACAGGCTGAGTCGTGGGGTGACGATAGATGGGGAAGTGAGTGAAGACTGAACCGTCGGCCCAGGAGCAGCAGTTGCTGACGAACGTGCTGTCGTTCAAGTATGACCCCGAGGGGTTCGTGAACTATGTGTTTCCGTGGGGGCAGGAGAACACACCACTGGCGAACATGGAGGGGCCGAGGCAGTGGCAGCGGGATGACCTTCGACGCATAACGGATCATCTCGATCAGGATGCCGAGTTGCAGCGCATGGGACTGCCACCGCGACCGTTCTATATGGCACGGGCGAGTGGTCGGGGGCCGGGTAAGAGCGCCGAAGTGAGTATGCTGAACTACTGGCTGGCGTCGTGCTGGCTCGGTGGGACGGGGATCGTGACGGCGAACACAGAGGCTCAGTTGCGAACCCGGACGATGGCAGAACTGGGTAAGTGGCACACGATGGCGCTGAACAGTCACTGGTTCGAAAAGAGTGCGATGGTGCTCAGACCGGCGCAGTGGTTCAAACAGGTGGTCGAGAAGCAGCTGAAGATCGACGCGCAGTACTACTACATCGAGGCGCAGACCTGGAGCGAGGAGAACCCGGATGCGTTTGCGGGGGCGCACAGTCAGATCGGCATGATGCTGACGTTCGATGAGGCGTCGGGCATTCCTGACCCGATCTGGAGCGTGTCAGAGGGGTTTTTTACGGACTTGGCGCCACTGCGGTTGTGGGTCGTGCTGAGTAACCCGCGTCGGGTGAACGGGAAGTTTTACGACTGTTTTCATAAGGATAGGTCGTTCTGGGACACGAAAACGATTGATTCGCGCACAGTTGAAGGGATCGACGTGTCGGTCTACCAACGCATCGCGGACAAGTATGGTGAGGACCACGACGTAACCCGCGTCGAGGTGAAGGGGGAGTTTCCCAAGAGCGGTGAGGACACGGTTATTCCATTGGGTCTGGTACTGTCGTCCGTAGAGCGTGAGGTCGAAGTGACACAGACCAAGCGGATCTGGGGGCTGGACGTGGCACGCTTCGGGTTGGACAGGACGGTGCTGGCGAAACGTCAGGGTAATCACCTACTTGAGCCTCCATTGGAGTGGCGGGGGAAAGACCTGATGCAGACGGTCGGCAAGGTGACGGCCATGTTCGAGAAGCTGCCGCCGAGTGAGCGGCCTGACTGGATCGTGGTGGACAGCATCGGCATCGGGGCGGGGGTGGTGGATGCGCTGCGCCAGAACGGGATTCCTGTGCGGGGCGTGAACGTCAGCGAAGCGCCGAGTGTGGGCGACAAGTTCATGCGGCTGCGTGATGACCTGTACTGGCGCATGAGAGAGTGGTTCGAGGCGATGAACTGCCGGATGCCGAAAGGGTGTGACAAACTGATTGAGGAACTATCATTGCCCTTGTACGAGTATCGACAGAACGGGAAAATCAAGGTCGAAAGTAAACAAGAGTTGAAAAAGCGGTTGCAGCGTTCGCCTGATCTGGCAGATGCGTTCATGCTAACCTTTGCAGTCAACGACTTGAAAATGAACTACAATTTGCCCGAAGCTAACTTAGAGATGTTTGTCTGATGCCCACAATGGAAGAATCGACATTACTGTCGATACTCAAGCACGATATTGATACTTCGACGGGGAAATCCTACGAAGAACTGAACAATGACCGTGCTCGAGCGTTGAAGTATTACCTTGGTGAGCCGTATGGCAACGAGGTGAAAGGACGCTCGTCCATCGTAACGACTGAGGTAGCCGACACCATTGAGTCGATGCTGCCGCAGATCCTCAAGCCGTTTGTTTCGCAAGAAAAGGTCGTACAGTTTGACCCGGTTGGTCCCGAAGACGAAGAAGCGGCGAAGCAGCAGACGGAGTACGTCAATCACGTTTTCTACAAAGACAACGATGGTGTCGGGATTCTCTACAGTTGGGCCAAAGACGGACTGCTCTCAAAGAACGGGGTGGTCAAGTATTACTGGGACGAATCAACCGATGTCACCACGGAGTCTTACACCGGGCTGACCGAAGACGAGTTGATGGTCTTGTTGTCTGACGATGACGTTGAGGTCGATGAACAGACGGAGACAATCGTTGAAGAACAGGTGATGACCGAGATGGGGCCGCAGATGGTCCAGACGGTCAACTTCGATGTCACCGTAAAGCGCAGTGATACCAAAGGGCAGGTGTCGATCCGCAACGTCCCGCCTGAAGAATTTCTGATACACCCTGAAGAAGCGGAAATGGACTTGCAAAAGGTCAGTTTCTGCGGCGATCAGCTTGAGAAGCGTGTCTATGAACTGGTCGATCTTGGGTACGATAAAGACGAGATTTTAGAGTACGCGGGGTCTGGTCCTGACGACGAATACGACGATCAGGAGGAACAACAGCGTTTTTCCGACATTTCGGCGAATCCGTTCAAAAATGACGATGAGTCACCCGGCGACCCGATGATGAAGGTCGTCACGTTCACCGAATGTTACAAGCGGGTGGACTACGACAAAGACGGCTACGCGGAACTGCGTAAAATTTGCCTGATCAATAACAGGCACATCATCTCCAATGACGAGATCGACTATGTGCCGTTCGAGCACTGGTCGCCTGTGCCGATGACCCATCGCTTCATTGGGCGGTCTGCGGCAGATCAGACGATGGACCTGCAGTTGCACAAGACCACGGTGCTGCGGAACATTTTCGATAACTTCTACTTGACTAATAATGTTCGCACCGCAGCAGTTGAGGGCGAGGTCAATCTGGCCGACCTGATGAACTCGACACCGGGCGGCATTGTGCGGATGACAGCACCCAACATGGTGCAACCGTTGCAGGTCCAGCAGTTGTCAAATAACGCCTTTTCACTGCTCGAGTACCTTGACTCGATCAAAGAGAACCGCACGGGCGTCACCCGGTACAACCAGGGCATTGACGCCGACTCGCTGAACAAGACGGCCAGCGGTATCAATCGGATTATGGACGCTTCGGCACAACGACTCGAGTTGATTGCCAAGTTGTTCGGTGAAGCTGTCAAGCGGCTGATGCTTGGCATCCACCGTTTGCTGCTCCAGAACCAGGACAAAGAGCGCGTCATCGCGATTCGCGGTCAATGGGTGAACGTCAACCCGTCCGAGTGGATTCAGCGGTCGAATATGACCGTCATGGTGGGCTTGGGGTCGGGTGACAAAGAGAAAATCATCGGTCACTTGATGATGATTCTTCAGATTCAAAAAGAGGCGATGATGAATGGCTTGCAGATTGTGCAGCCGCATAACCTATACAACACGCTTTCGAAGCTGGTCGAAAACGCCGGACTTAAAGAACCGTCGCAGTTTTTCACCGATCCCGCAATGTTGCCGCCACCAGAGCCTGAACCACCGTCTGCGGAAGAACAACTGGTTATGGCGCAGGCAAGGGCGGCTGAACAACAGATGCAGGTCAGTATGCGCGAAAACGAGCAAGACTATGAGATCGACCGTATGAAGTTGATGCTCGAGGACCGGAAAGTCTCGCTTCAGGAGCGCAAGTTGGCACTCGATGAGATGAAAGCGGTTGCTGACTCGAGGACCGATGCGATGCAGGCCGAGGTGGACGCACGTCGCGCTGAGTATGAAGCACAGGCGACTGCCCAATGAGTGACTTTGCTGAACGGATTCTGATGGGTCGTGAGGCAGGCTACCGGCTTGAAGACCCGGTGCTCAACGAAGCACTGGACAAAATGGTCGAGAAGTGGATGCGCGGCATAGTGAACGCAGCACCTTCTCAGACCGATGAGATTATTGAAGCTAAGCGCCGTATCGACGCCGTGCAGGAACTGCGTTCTACGCTGAGAGCATGGGTCGAAGATGGCGAAATGGCATTGGCACAGCAAGAGGAAGATGAAAAATGAGTGAAGCGGCTACCCAGGAAAAGGGCGTTGCTGAGATGTCAGATGCCGAAATGTTGCAATCTCTGACGGAGATGTTCGACGCGGAAGTGCCATCGGACGAACCGGGCGGGGAGCAAACAGCAGAGGACGTTGAGCCTACCGTTGACGAACAAGTTGACGATGGTGATGCCCTAGAGGAAACCGAAGCTGACGAGGACACGGATGAGTCCGAAGTGGACGATCAGTTGGAAGACGAGGATGAGGAATCCTCTGATGACGAAAAGTGGACGCCAAAATCGCTGGAAGAATTGGCTGAAGCCTTGGAAACGACACCTGAAGACCTGACGACGGTCCTGAAGGTCAAAACCAAGGTCGATGGTCAGGAAGGCGAAGCTACCCTCAAAGACGTTATCAAGTCATACCAACTCGAGAAGACGCTTAATGGGCGCTTAGAGGCTCACGCCAACGAGCGCAAACAGTTTGAGGCCGAATCATCGAAAGCGGTTCAGACGCTGCAGGAGCGTCTTCAGGATGTTGAATCGACGGCATCCGCAATGGAACAACTCTTGTTTTCAGAGTATCAGTCAGTCGACTGGTCCGACTTGAAAGAGAACGACCCGACTGAGTACATGCTCAAGCAGCAAGAGATGCGCGATCAGTACGCACGGATAAATCAGGTGAAAGCGAAGCTGAAGGAGGATGGCGAAAAGGCCATTCAAGAGCAGCAGCAAGCATTCATGCAGCAAAACCAGCAACGGTTGGAATGGGAAAAGCAGGCGCTACTCGAGAAAATTCCTGACTGGAAGGATGAAGAACGCGCCAAAGAAGGCATGACCGAAATTTCCAATTACATGCGTGGACTTGGTTTTAATGACCAGGAACTTGCGTCGATCATGGATCACCGTGCCTTTGTCATTATCAACAAGGCGATGCGCTACGATCAAATGCAAACCAAAGCGGACCCGAAGATGAAGCAGATGAAGACGAAACCGAAGTTCGTTAAGCCGGGGGCGAGGAAAGACCCGTCCAAGGCTAGCGCAAAGCGGAAGTCCGACGCGATGAGTCGTGCCAAAAAACTGCAAACGGACGAGGCTTGGGCTGAAGCCTTGCTGGCAAAACTTTCCTAGAGGTATTGAAAAATGGCACTTCTGACCAATGCAGGTCAATCTTATCTGCTTTCTGGCGCAAGCGGCGTGGGTCTTCAGAACCGTGAGGATCTGGCCGACTTTATCACCAACATCTCGCCGACCGACTGCCCGTTTCAGCAGAACATCGGCTCCACTAAATCGAAGGCTGTCATCCATGAGTGGCTGACGCACGAACTGGCAGCTGCTGCAGCTACCAATGTGGTGGTTGAAGGTAACGAGGCAACGCTGATTACGCCGACCACGCTGACCCGCGTCACCAACGTCACCCAGATCAACCAGAAAGCGGTTGCCATCTCTGGCACCCAGGATGCGGTTGATAAGGCTGGCATGGCGAAAGAACTGGCGTATCGCGTCATTCTGCACACCAAAGAGATCAAGCGCGACATTGAGGCTGCGATGCTTCAGAACACGGTTGCTGTTGGTGGCGGTGCCACGACTGCCCGCCGCATGAACGGCGTCTATGGGTTCCTGAGCACCAACACGTCCACTACCACGCTGACCACGCTGGCCGAGTCGCATATCAACGCGATGCTCGAGGACTGCTGGGACGAAGGTGGTATGCCCGACGTGATGATGTGCAACGGCACCGTCAAACGCGCTATCTCGGGCCTGGCGTCAAGCACCGTGTCGGGCGCGAACTACTCGGTCAACCTTGAGGCTGACGAGAAGAAGTTCACCAAAGCCGTCGACATCTGGGACGGTGACTTCGGTGTGCAGCGTGTCGTGGCTAACCGCTTCGACAACACGACCACCATCAAAGCCCTGCAGATGGACATGTTCAAGAAGGCCGATTTGCGCCCCTTGAGCGTCGAGTCGCTGGGTAAGTCAGGCGATACTGAGAAGCGTTTGCTGACTTCTGAATGCACCCTCGAGTGCCGTCAGGAGAAGTCAAGCGGGATGCTGATCCTGTCGTAATGGCGGAAAAAGGAACTAAGACTGAAGGGCAAGGACGCCCTGTTCGTTTGGCAATCATGGTTCCCTCTGGGGATACTTGGGAAGCTGATTTCTCGTTGAGTCTTTTGCAACTTCAGCGTTACCTCATGCACGACCCCGTGTGTGAGAATTTTGACTTTATGTTGATCAACGAGCGTGGCAGTCTTGTCACGCTTCAGCGCGAGAACATGGTCAACACGGCGCTCGACAACGAAGACGTGACGCACATGTTGTGGCTCGACTCTGACATGACGTTCCCGCCTAACCTATTCCATCGACTGTATAGCCATGATCTGCCGATAGTGGCCTGCAATTACGTCAAGCGAAGCGTTCCGGCGTTTCCCAATAGT